ACACTTTCGAAATTATGCCAGGCGATCGACGCGGAATTTTATTCGCATAAGTCCGGAATGTTTATTTACGGCGATGCGACGTCGAAAAAACAAGATACAAAGTTAGAAAAAGGACACAATTTTTTCACGCTTATACGCGACTATTTGACGAAATTTCGTCCGGTCCTTCGCGTTCCTTCGGCTAATCCTTCCGTCGTTATGCGTGGAAATTTTATAAACCAGGTATTCGAAAAAGGCTTCGACGGCGTTTCGATCGCGATTTCTTCCAATTGTAAGAACACGATAAAAGACTATATCAACGTCAAAGAAGACAACGACGGAACAAAGAAGAAACAAAAGATTATGAACGCCGAAACGAAAGTATCATACGAGCAATTCGGACATACTTCAGACGCTAACGACTATTTTATAATCGAGTGTGTTAAATCGTCTTATTTGCTATATCAGAACGGACGACAAACTTTTGATCACGTTTTAATTGGTAAAGGAGTTGAAAAAGAAAATAATTCGTATTAATTAAAAAAGTTTATTATATTTGTCGCACTTCTATCTTTTAGGTTTTTTCTATAATTCTAATCCTGGAAAAAGCGTCGTATTAATTTACGGCGCTTTTTTTTATTGAATAAAATTTTATTGAAAAATAAAGTATATCTTTGAAAAAAAAAGAATATGAGTTTTTTAATTAAAAACGATTGTAAGTCATTAATTAACGCGGCCGATTTAGCCGTCATAATTGCGTCAGACGATCTTATATTTAACCAGGCGATCAAAGCGTCGACAATTCAGGCTAAAAGCTATTTAAACAGTAAATTCGATGTTTCGGCGATGTTTATCGATATCCTGGAATATCTTTTCGCTTCGACGTATGCAATAGGCGATAAAATTTATTTATTCGCTGCGAAGTTTATTACTACGAAAGTTTACGCCGTTGGCGACATGGTGGAATATAGTGGAATCGTTTATCGTTGTATCGTAATACCGCCGGCGTTCCAATTGCCGACAAACGCGACGTATTTTACTGCCTACGGGACTAACGAGCAACTTTATAACTGTATAGCTACGGCAACAAGCCGACGCCCAAACGAAACGGCTTATTTTACGGCGATAGCGGATCGAAATCCGTTATTAGTTCGCCTTATGGTTGATCTAGTTTTATATGAATTACATTCAAGAATAAACCCGAACAATATACCGGAATTTCGAATCGTTCGATATGATAAGGCGGTCCGCTTTTTAATGGATTCAGTCGATCCACGAAAAAACGTTAATCCGGATTTTGCTTTATTAACCTTTGAAGAAAACCGCGGAAACGATACCGTATTCGGCGCAACTATAAACAATAATTCTTATTAATATGTGGCCTTTCAATAGATCAAACATCGAAGACGTTAAAAACGTCGTAAAAGAAGCGCCAACAAGGGCGCGAGTAAATGAAAAAGTTGTCGTTCGTGAATTTAGCCGCGTCAATCAAAACGTTGCAAAATGGAGGTTGGCAGTTATTACGGCCGAAGGTATTTTAAACCCGCGAAGAACTGAATTATACAACATTTATAAAGATGTTGTTTTGGATTCACATTTGACGGCCTTAATGAACACTTTAAAATTGAAGGTTACCGGATCAAAGTTTTGGATCGTCGACAAAGAAGGCGAAGAAAATGAGGAGTTAACAAAGGCGCTTCGTTCGGAATGGTTTCAGCAATACATGGAAATTTTTGTCGATTCGATGTTTTACGGCCATTCGCTTATACAGATCGGAGGGATTGAAGGTAAAAAATTCGTAAATAACGAATTAATACCGCGTGAAAACGTGGTCCCGGAGTACGGAATAGTAAAGGCGAGTATTTACGATCATTGCACGACGGGGACGGAGTATAGACAATTACCGTTTAAAACGTGGTTAATTGAAATAGGCGAAAAGAACGATCTAGGTATATTATCAAAGGCGGCGCCGTTGGTCCTATGGAAAAAGGGTATTTTCGGCGCGTGGTCCCATTTTGCGGAATTGTTCGGTATGCCGGTTCGCGTCGGAAAAACCGACATATTAACCCCCGAATCGAAAATAAACATGGAAAACATGTTAAAAAACATGACGTCGGCGTCCTATGCAGTTATTGGAAACGACGACGTTTTGGAGTTCGTACAATCGACTCAAACGGATTCGTACCAGGTTTATAGTGAAATGATTTTAATATTAAATTCCGAACTTTCGAAACTTGTATTAAATCAAACCGGAACGACCGACGAAAAGGCGTTCACGGGTTCGGCTAACGTTCATTTAGATATATTAAATCAAACGGTTACGGCGATTAAAACGAAGTTAGAGCGTCATTTTATGGATTCTGTTTTACCGAAAATGGTTTATTTGGGTTTATTTCCGAACGATGGATCATACTTCAAATGGGACGATTCGGAACAAATTTCGAAGATTCAACAATTTGATATGGTCGACAAATTATTAAAAAACGGTTATAAAATCGATCCGGAGTGGATCGAAGAAACTTTTAATGTTCCGGTAAGCGAAGCGGAAATCGACACCGAAAAGAACGACGACGGTACCGTAATTCAATCAGTTGAGAATTTATATAAAGGCCTTATTTAATGAATTACACGGATAAACAGTTGGAAGACTTAATAAACAATGTTTATGCCGGTATAATTACGCCTAAAAATTTGCCTTTGGATCTTTACAACGTTACGTTAGATCGTTTAACGGCTGCGATTGTAAAAGGATTTGGAACCGACTTCGCCGAAGATAGCGCCGACGCTTTGTTATTTGACTACTATAAACATAATATAGCTATATTTAGCGGCGCGAAGACGTTTCAACAAGTAAAAGACATGACTAATTTAGTTATGACATCAAACGGCGTTAAACGCGATTTTTCGGAGTTTAAAAAGATAATAAAAGGCGATAAATTTCACGACGGCCTTTTTAAGACATACAATGAAAACTATTTAAAGACTGAATTCAATACGGCATTCGCAACGGCTCAAATGGGGCGCGAATGGAACGAGTTCGCGAGCGAAGCGGACATTTTTCCGTATTTAAAATATATTACAGTACACGACGACCGAGTTCGTCACAATCATAAGCCGTTTGACGGCGTGATCCGTCCCGTCGGTGATTCGTTTTGGGACACTCACACGCCGCCGAATGGCTTTAATTGTCGATGTCATGTTATTCAATTGGAAGAAGGCGAAGAAACAACGGACACACAAATAAAGAATATTCCGGAAGTGGATTCGCCTTTATTCGCTTTTAATCCTGGGAAATCGGGCCGTATATTCGACGAATCGATACACCCTTATACAAAAAACATCGAAGAACGTTACAAGGTCGACGCGGCCAAAAATTGGGGCCTACCAACGCCACCGAAGCCGACGAAAAAGATTAAGACGCCAACGATAGCGGCGCCGGTACCGGCCGAAGCAGTAAGCGCCGAATATATACCGCTTAAAAATATTAAATTAATAAATGAATACGGCCGCGAAGTTTTAGGACTTGAATTTTCAGACTTTACCGGAATGAATGTCGAAGTAGCTAATTCAATGATGAAAGGCGCCGTCGATAATTTAAAAGCGTTTCCGGAATTAAAAGATATAGTAAAAGGATTTGGATCTCACAAAGCTAGGTTAAGTGCTATAAATAACGATTTAATTGATTGGATCAAAACGTTTGACGATTACGGATCTTATGTAAATAAATACGGTAAAGATTACGCCGACCGTTGGGTTAACACAGTCGTAAAATCGTTAAATAGAAAAAATAAAACCACGTCGTTAGCATATCAAACAGTACCGGGTGTTAATAAATTTAATTTATTCGATACTGTAAACGGTGAACGTATTAAAAAAGAATTATATTTAGAAAAATATAACGGAATTTTCACAAACACTTCGAAGGTAAAAAACGCCGCGACCGCTTCGGAAATCGTGACAAGGAATCGCGCGTCTGGTTGGTTTGCTCACGGTTCGGACGATTTTTCGTATATTATTACACATGAATACGGTCACGCGATCGATGACATTTTAGATTTTAAAAACGATAAGGATTTTTTAATAATTTTTGAAAGGGAACACGAAGCCGGAATAAATAAACTGTCGGACCGTTTGTCTAGGTACGGCGCAACGGCCGGAAATAAGCCAAAACATAAACGCGATGAAATGATCGCTGAAGCGTGGGCGGAATATATAACTTCAAAAAACCCGCGTGAATTGTCAAAAGAAATAGGCGATTTAATATTAAAAAAATACAAACAAAAAACAAAATTATGATCTACGAAATGCCAAAATGCGAAATTTGCAAACATAGGATTGAAGGTTCGGAAGGTTGCGCCGCTTTTTCTGTTATTCCGGATTCGATTTATTACGGCGACGTTTCACACGATAAACCGATAAAAGGCCAGGAAAACGATATTATATTCGAGGAAATAAAATGAAAGGAAAACAATTCAATTTCGAAGAAAAGATCCGTGAATTTAAAAAATTTGAAAAGACGGTCCCGCGACTTATTGGAAATATGGCGAAGATTCAATTCGTTGAAAATTTCGATCATGAAGGATTTACAGACGAAGCCGTCGGATCGGATCCATGGAAAAAAAGAAAAAGAAACGACAAAAATACGGCCCGTCGTAATATATTAGTAAAAACCGGAGCGTTAAGGCGATCTATTCGCGTCGGTCCTTCGCCAACGTTTCGACGTATTGTAATTGGATCATACGGCCTTAATTACGCCAAAATACACAACGAAGGAAGCGGAAGGATGCCGCGAAGGAAGTTTTTAGGACAATCGAGGTTATTAGATAAAAAAAT